TATAAATGGGAATGGGACATTATTTCCAAATGGTAATTCTATGTCCCAATTGGACGACTTGATGAATCCTGACCTAAATCAAACATCCAATAGTAATCATCATCAGTATTTCTACTTTTAAACATTGATGGAATATTATTAGGATATATTTTAGGTCTTACTCTTCCATGATAAGACCCTCTAGTTGTATCTTGACATTCTTCCATTAAATTTACACCATTTGTGTCCCATTCAAATTTATTTTTTCTACTAGCAAATGGAACATAATTCATATTTTTTAATTTTACTGCTTCTAAGTGTGGTAAGTCTCTATTGAGTTCTAAGGCAGATACATGCACTCCTCTCATTTCTTTTATTTCAGTGCTATCTAAAGAAGTTTTATCATTAGCATCATCGGGATCAACATTCTGTTTAGGTTTATAGAGAGTGCTTCCTCTTGACGAAATAGGAACTCTAGGTAAAACATATTCTAAAGAATAACCTTCTCTTACTTCATTGATAATTACTGAATTATTATCTAGTATAAAAGAGACTAAAAGCTTATGGGTAGAATCATCGCTCTTGTCTAATGCAAAAAATGTAGAAACAAATTTAGTATTTTCTTTTTTTAATCTATCAATACCTAAAAGTACAAACTTTCTATTCATTCTTTCATTTATTTTATTAACTATGGAATTTAGTAGATAATTCATGTACGTCTTATCTGCTGATGTAATTGTATCGGTAGTATAAAGTGTAAATTTTTCATTACTGCTACTCATTAAATATTTACTAACTAAAAGAATAACTACAGATACTAATAAAATTACAAGAAGACTATGTATTAAAGCACTCATTTAAATAATTAATAGATAATAATTTTTCCCTACTTTAAAAATTGACTTTAAAAATTTATATAAACGGAATTAGTAATTAACACTAATTAACACAATTAATAATTATGCCAACTAAGGTTACTATCAAAAAAAAGAAACCAGTCATTCAAACTAAATGGGAATCTAATTATAAATGCACAGATTACATGTTTGTATCTACTAAAAATATTGTAAAATCTAATGAAAAGAAACTTAGATTGATTCCCATAAAATATTACTTTAAAGAGTATAAAAATGAATCGCTTAATAGAATTGATAATGTTAAACTATTAATTAAAGAGTTTCAAAAATATGTGTCTAAAAAATATGATTTGGAAAATAAAAAAGATTTCAAGATAACTAGAATGTATTCATCCGATACAACAGTAATTTATTTAATATTTATTAATGATTTTTCTAAAAGTATTAAATCTATGAAAAGTATGATTTCTTTGGAATTGGCGAATGCTAGTATTAGTGATAATTTTCAAGGTATCATAGATTTTGATAGTAAAAATAGAATTAAAAAGACTTATTTTAGTAATAGTCTAATAGATAATGAGTGTCCTAAGTTAAAAAATATTACTAAAGTAAAACCATTTAAAGTGTTTAAAACTCTTATTGATTTAGTAGAAGGGTAATGTATATTACATAAGAGACATAAAGGAAACTTAAGAATTATTAATAAAGTAATGTCTCTCAATGGTTTTATGCATAATTTAAATAAATCTAATTACGATGAAAATTTGAATGAAAATTTGAATGAACCGAGAAAATCATTAGGAAAGATAGATATAATGGATAATTTCTTAAATACCCAAGTAGTTGATAAATATGCACAATCATGGAGAAGTTTAACTGCTTTTTTAAAGAAGAATAGAATGATTCTTTTTTTTAATAATAATCCTGATAAATTTGATACAAATGTTCAAAAGAAAATACTACAACTAATTTCTTGTAATAAATTAGATAACAAGGATGTTGCTTATGATCCAGAAATTGGAGAAATAAAAGAAGTGTTCTATAAAGGATAAATTAGTTATAATGATAAACTCTTTTCAAATTTATTGAATTCACTATCAGTAGTAAAATCTCCATCACTATCGCTATCACTATCACTAAAATTTGAATGATCATTGCCCGAAAAAAAACTTAATGGAGTACTTTTACTTTTACTTTTATTCGATAATTTTTCTTCTATTAAATGTTCAATTGGATTATCCATTGAATTTCCAATTGGATTATCCATTGAATTTCCAATTGAATTTCCACTTATAATTGGATTTGAAAAACTAACACTATTTTTATTTTTTTTTCTATTATTATTATTATTATTATTCTTATTCTTAGTGTTTTGATTAATATCTTCATCCGTAGCATCAGGAACAATTAATCTAAATGGACTAACATCATCATCATCATCATCAGTGGTGTCTGTATTATTATTTCCAAACATATTTGAAACTGATATTTTTGAGAAACTTGAACTAATTTTTTCATCAAAGAATAAATTTATTGTTATGTCAAGTAGAAGAATAATCCAGAAATAATTCTTAAAGTTATAAAGTAGAGATTCATCGCCACCTGCGTTTATTACTGCATGTAATAATGTATATGAAACAACTCCAAAAATTAAAGTTCTAATATTTTTTTCATTTTCTTTTGCTTTCATTTTCTTTATGAAAGTAGAATTTAGTATTAGATAAAAAAACATATCCTATTTAATCTTAAAAACAAAAAAAACGATGAAATTAAACACAATCAAATAGAGGAACTCCATAACAATTTCTACATGACCCTTTTTCAAGGAATGGTTGATATCCTCCGCTACATCTTGATGGACAACATACTGCAATTGTTTTAACATTTAATAATTTATTAATATCAATTATTCTAGTTCTACAAATTGGACAACTATTTATATTAATCTTATAAATACAACATTTATGAAAAAAATGGTAACAATCTAATTTTAACTTTTCTTTTTCGCAGTCTAAACTGTCTAAACAAATGGCACATTTACTATCCATTAAGTATATAGAACTTTAGTAGAATCTTTATAAGTAGTAATTTCAATAGTTTTTTCCAATTCCTTAATATTCTTTGTAATATCATCACATTCAATATTGGTAAATAGGTAATCTTGGAGAATACTAGTTGTAATTTTCTTGTTTTTGATAAGAGAGTAGAATTTATCGAATTGGTCTTTTAGATGAGGCACAAAACGGTGATACATATGTCTAATCTGCTCCTTATCAGCAAAATCTAGTTCAATTAGTTTATCAATACGTCCCTTTCTAATAAGTGCTTTATCTAGCACATCAATAAAATTTGTTGTAATCATAGTAATAAGTTTATATTGACTAGCAAACCCATCTAGAACCTGAAGAATTCCCGAGAATGAAATTGCATTTTTCAATTCATCATTCTTCTTGCGTTCCTGGAAAATGTGGTCAATATCTTCAAGGAGAAGAATAGTCTTTTCAGGAATAGTTTGAACTGCGCGAAGAAATTTCATATCAGTTAAACTACTATCAAAATGAATAATAGCAATTTGATAATCCAACTCAGACGCAATAGAATTAATTAGACTTGATTTTCCTGTTCCTGGAGGACCATATAGGATATAATTCCTTTTATAGGGAACACCCAATTTACGATGAAGTTCCTCAGATTCTGGACTAAGGAAATGACTAATCTCATCAAGAAGTGCATCACCTCTACCACTTAGACTGATAGATTCCATACACCTTTTAGTCCATTTATGACTTTCATCCCAATAATTTTCATCCCAAACAAATACGGTAATTTTATCTTTCATCTTCTTTTTAATAATAATTTCCTTGTAATATACTTTACAGCAATGAAGTCCAAATTCTTTAAGAAAATCAAACATTTCTTCACGAGTTTTAGTGTCTGAATGAAACTCTAGTGTCATTGTTGTATAGTAATCAATATTACTGTTATCAACTATCTGGGATGAATCCAAATCCTGAACAATTTTAACAGTAATAATCTCATCATTAAATTTAATTTTAGTTTCTCCTAGCGGAAGTCCCAAAATAATATCACTCTTAGTTCTTGTTTCTAGAGCATCCCAATTTGATCTAGACCTAGTTTTACTAGTCATATAACATAAATTATTAATACTGCCAGCTTCTTCAATGACTACATACCTGGAAGCAACAGCGCGAATTGATTTGAAAATATTAACATCTGATTTTAGAATTTCTAGTGAAACCATACTTATATTATTTATTCTTTATTGTCCCTTTAATAAAATCAATTTTGTTTTATTAAATTAATATAAAGATTTAGACCTAATATTGACCATACTATGATGATAAATTACCTGTTTTATATCTTATTTACATCAGCAGAAAACTCAAATTCAGTTGTTTGTGGTAATAATCCTAGTGAGACTATTTACATTTCTGATGAAAATGATGTTTCATTGATAAACAACTGCAATATTATGAATTCTAGTATTTATATTCATGGTGAAAACAATATTTTTAGTATTGAAAAAATGAGTAGCATCACAGAAATTTTAGGGGATTTAGTTATTTCAGATACTACTGAGTTAAAAAATCTAGCAGGTTTAAAAAATCTAGAAAGAGTTTTAGGTCTAGATTTATATTTAGATACATATTCAATTGTCATAAGAGATAATCCTAAATTAGGTTTTACTGATACCATAAATTGGACTAAACTTACAAGTTATCCTTTTAAAATAAATAATAATTCAATTAATGTAGAATGTTATGAAACTTGTAATGGCTGCTTCGGACCAGGACCATATTTATGCCAAGAATGTATTAATACAAGTTTTTGGGATTCCAGTGTTTGTGTTAATGAATGTTTTGAATTTTATAATGAGAGTAAGTATTGTCATCGTATTCCTCCTATGCCTATGATTATTAATATTAATTCAATGAATTCAACTAATTTAAATTTTACATGGAATATTAATCCTAATGAATCATATCCATATTTAATTAATGAAGTTGATATCTTATTTAATGGAATGAATATTTACAACTATAATGTTGATAGTACTGGTTATATATATAGTCAAAATTTCAATGAAACTTTTGAAGTATATGGATTATATCCCAACACCAGTTATGATATTACTGGAATGCTATTTGGAAATGAACTAATGAGTAATCATACTAATATTTCATTTACTACACCTGATTATATTTTACCTAATAATACTGACTTTTTAGCAATTCAAAATACTACAAATGAGTTAATTCTTCTTTTGTGGAATGAAATAAAAATTCCACCAGTTTTGGCTTTCAATGATGCCTATATTTATTCAACATTGGATATTACATCAATTGACAGCAATACCACTTTATCATTATACAATAATACTAAAAATTATAAAATTATAAACTACGAAAATTTTAATCTAACATCTGGAGATTATATTTTTGCATTGAAGTCATACCTTTATGCTCCAATGTTAGTACGACTTTTTGAAAATAATTGGTATTATGATACATTTACTCTTACTACCGCCAGCACTACCGCCAGCACTACCGCCACATATTCTGATTCAGACACAGACACGGTTATTAGAATAAGCACTACAACTTCTAGTATTTTAAATAATGATGATGATAACAATGATGTTAAGAATACTCTACTTATTGTTATTTATGTAATATTAGCAGTTTTATTAGTACTACTATGTATTTATGGGTATTATAAATATCAAGACAATAAAAGAAAAAACACCTTGTCTAGATTAACTGGTAGAAATAGGAATTTAGAACATCCTAAACCAGTTTCTTATGCTAACACAGTTTATGATCCAACAGAATTAAATGAAATGACTACTGAGGTTGGGTCACCTACTGCTGAATACTTTTCAAGAGATGCATTGAATAATCCAAATTATCAATATCGTAATGAGGATAATTATTACGACTGTTAATTAATTAATGTAAAATTCTTTTTTTAATTTATTAAATATTTTATGTATGAGTATGAAAATGAAATTAAACTAGTAATTATAGGAAGTGGTGTTAGTGGTTTAGCGATGGCGAAAGCCGCCATTGAAAAAAACATTCCATACATTATTCTCGAAAGAAATAATACACATGGAGGATGTTGGTATAGTACATTTCAAAACACAAGACTTCAATCACATATAAAAAACTATCAATTTAGAGATTTTCCCATAAAAACAAAAAATAAATATCCTTTTAGAGACGAAATACTAGAATATCTCAATGAATACAGAACTAAATTTAATATTAATATTAATTATAATTGCGAAGTTATAAACATATCAAAAATAGGAAACAAATGGAATATTAAATATAAAAATAATAGTTCAACTGAAACATTAATTACTAGTTATGTAGCAATTTGCACAGGATACTACAACAAATATAGGGAAATAAAAGGATTATCAAAATTTAAAGGAAAAGTATTGAATTTTACTAAAGAAAATAAGGAATCACTAGAGATTTGTAAAAAGTCAGAAAGAATATTAATTGTAGGTAATGGCGCTTCCTGTGTTGATTTATTAAAGTATTGGGAAAAATTGGAAGTAATAGATGACATAAACTTCGACATATGTTATAAGAAAAATAAGTATTTTATAAACGAAAAATATGCCAATATCGTCTCTTTTTTTGTTAATCCATATTTTCTATATCTTATCAAAATATTACCATATTGGATAGTTTTAATGAGTATATTATTCTTCTGTAAATTTAATGGTCATTATCCTAATGAGAAGTTTAAATACGATAATGTAGTTGGAAGTAGTATTATTACAAAATTAGAGACTATTAAAAATTTAGATTATATAAAATCGGATATATCCATGTGCATAAACAATTATGTAGTATTCTGTAATGGAAGAATTAAAAGATATGATACAATAATAAATAAGGCAGGATTTTCAAGAAGTATTAACCTTTTTGATGAATGTATTGAAGATATTGATGAAATATTGGGATATAATTATTGTTGTGCAGATAATTATCCTAACTGTGCTTTTATAGGCTTTTCCCCGAGTATAAATTGGTTACCTGTTTCTGAAGCACAATCTCTTTGGTTTTCAAGAATAATAAATGGAGAAATACAATTTCCAAGTAAAATGGAAAATTATATATTTAAAAAACAAAATAAAAAGAACGATGGGAGAAGTTTTAATGATTTAACCTATGAATCATTAGACTTTTCTAAAAAAATATTTTGTAATAAATGATAAATGGACTTAAATTTTGATGCACTTTTCACAAAAAATTCATTAATAGTTTATACATTACTAATTCTATTAGGAATAATGATTCAATACCTTAAAAGATTTCCTAATATTATACTTTTACTAGCATCATTATTAACTGCTATTACAATAATATTGAGAGATGATGATAGAAAATATAAACTAAAATTACTAATAGTTATGTTTTGTTTTGGTTTATATGGTATTATCTCGGAATCATTAATTATTCAAAATACGGGAATACTAACATACTCATATCCTAATAGTTCATTAAACTTAAACTTCCCATTATGGTTATTTTTTATATATACCTCATGGTCATTACTTTTAGAAATAATATTTAAATTTACTGGAATTATTAAATGAATTATTAAATGAATTATTAAATGAATTATTAAATGAATTATTAATTGAATATTTAAAAAAATAAATGTTTATAGTTATATATATTATATATTAACATGTGTGAAGTTTATAATGAAAATTTACAAAAGAGAATTGAGCTTTTAGTCAAAGAAAATGATAGACTCTATAAAAAGGTTAAAACAGCCAACAGAAAGAACCAAAGATTACGCGGATTCTTAAAACGCCACAATATTGAATTTAATATTGAGGAGAAATCATTCAGAACTAGAAACATTATTATTGATGAAGATCTAGAAGATAATAACAATGAAAATAACAATAAAAATATTATAACTGAAGTAACCGTGTCCAGTGAGACAAGTA